GCTGGTATATTTTCTTTGTTTATCATAAGTATCCTTTGTATGTATATAAAATTATATTATTTTAACCCTTTATATAAACTTAAATTATTAGGTATGAGGTATATATGCCATTAAATTCTGGGAATCCGTTAAATTATTATAATTCTGTATCAAGTTTTGATACACATCCAGACTATAGACATGATTTTTTTAATGAAATACAACGTGTAGTTCGTGGTGTTAGCGATATTAATAGTGGTAAAGCGGATGACTTTTTGGATAGGGCACATACACAAAATTATTGGAATACTGAAGAAAAATTAGCGGAGATGCAAGAAAAATTTATTGAAGAAGATCCAATAAATAACACACCAGGTAGAGGTAATAAAAATTATCGTCGAATGGAATATGATATTGAAAAAAATCCAAATGGTAAAGGTGCTTATGAAGATAGAGAAGAAGCAAATAATAAACCAACATGGACACCATCAGAATTAATAAAATTAATGAATAATCATAAATTTTATATGTGTACAACAGCATCCGCATTTGGTAATGCACCAATAACTCAACAAGATTATCAAGATCAAATTAAATTGCGATAATTTTTAATTAATTTTATATACTATTAAATGAATGTTATTATGTAAAAAATAACAATTCAATAAAATTATACTATATATAATTTTATTTTGTAATAAAATAGTTTAACGCACTATCAAGTTGTTCTATAGCATCATTATCAGCAGCATTATCAAAAAAGTCTTTAATATCTTTAACATCTTTTCCTAATGTTTCTGCTAATTGAATTAATCCTATAGTTGCTGATTTTTTATTATCTAAATTATCAATTTTTATTATTTCACCGGCAATATTAGATAATGTATCATCATCTGATAAATTATCTGTTTTTTTCATATTTTCAAATGTTGCTTTTGCTACATCTAATGGATTAGAACTATTAGTATTTGGGGTTTCAATTCCATATGATTCCATAATAATAGAAAATCCTTTAATAAGACCTTCTATAATAGGTTCATTTGCTTTTGTTTTTAGTAAATGTAAGCTTTGAATATATAATTCTGTATTGTTCATAAAAATCCTTTTATATTAAGTTTATATTATATTATAATTTTACCATTGACCCAGTAAAGCTGGACATGCATAATAACTTGGATCATTGGTTATATCATTAACACATGATGCAACTTCTTCAGGTTTAAATAACACATCTTTTTTAAGTGTATTAACAGTATTTGATACATCAAATACCCACGCATTACTCGTATCGTCGGTTGTTCCATTGTCAATCATAGTTCCCATTAAATTATTTATAAATTTTTCTTGTTCTGGATGATTTAATACATCAGAGCTTACATTAGTAGAATTATCAACTGAATTATTAAGATATAATTTCCACCAGTATTTTCTCCATTTATATTGGAAATCTGGTAAATTATCTTGAACTTTTGTTACTTTAAATAGAACATTATCAAATTCCATTTTACACATATCACCAGCTTTTGGGAATATTTGATCTGCTGTATAACCATGATATACAAATTTTTCATACCCTCGTTGGTACCAAACAGGATTATGCTCGTTTTCACTACATGCTGGTTTAATTCCATCGCGTTTTAATGATGCATAATTATATTCTAAAAATAATCCCATATGTACAAACACTTCATATTGAGTAGTATATTGTATACCAAATCTAGCATATAATTCATCTTGTGGGGAAAACGTTACTAATGCAACTAAATCAAAAAATCTATCTATGCTTCTATTATTATCTTCTTTGAATAGTGGATCACTTGATGTATTATATGTTGTTGTATAATATTTAAAAAATGTACCTTGTCTCATAACAAATGCGCGGGTTTTTCTATTATATAATTCTTGATCATGAAATGCATTTTGTCGTCTGTAATAAAACGGTATACCATATGTATCTTCATGTGACCAATCAGAATTATTAATTTGGTCTTTTTCTGTTCTTTCAATATGGGTTTCTATTTTATCATTCCAAAAAGTTGGCGAAACATTTGCATATATACTAAAATTTGGTACTAATGTTGAAATTGACCGACAATTTGCTGATATAGGTAATGTAAATGTAATAGTTGCCATAATATTAGTTTATATACATATACTTATCATACTAAAATAATATAATTATTAAATACACAGTTTATTGTAATAATATAAACTATTGATAAAGTATTGGAAAATAATATGGCAACAACAACCACCAGAAAATATACAAACATTTCATTTGATGATATACGTGATCAATTAATATCTATTTTAAAAGCTAAGGGTGGTTCAAAAGCTGATTTTGGTGAGAGTTCATATGGTAGAACATTAATAGAATTGTTTGCTGGTTATGCCGATTTGAATGCTTTTTATGCTGAATCGTCCTTTGAAAATGCGTTTCTTGAAAGTGCATATTCAAAACCATCTGTATATTCAGGTGCTAGAATGCTTGGCTATAGTATTAGGAGACCAATACCAGCAAAAGCTAGTTTTGGAATACAAACAAAAAAAACCGGAATATATAATACAATACGAGTACATATACCATTAGGAACACAATTTTCTATATCAGGAACCACATTAACTGCACTAGATGATATAGAATTTTCATATTCTAAAAATGATGATGTTGATTTAACTGGGTTAATGTCATTAACATCAGGTAGAGCTATATTAGCAGAAGGGTCATTTAAAACAACAACGCTAATGAGTAATGGAAAGCAAAATCAATCGTTTATAATATCTGATACCAATTTTAGTGATTATTTTGGTGATAATGATCCAAATGCTACAGATGATACATCATTTACACAAAGAAAAAATAGATTTACAACAGTATCTTCTGATGCTTCTCTAATGGATAATTTTGATCCATCTGATGCTATAGATGATAGGATATATTGGCGTATAGATAGACGTGGTTTAATTGATCCATCATTAGAAAATACTATTAATGATATTGATGAATTTATAGATGGGCAAAGTAATTATACAATTAATTATTCAGTAAAAATAATAACAGCAAATGATGAAACTGTTATGTTAAAATTTGGAGATGGATTAAAATCTGCGATACCATATGGAGAAATAACCGTAAAATATTTTTCAACTAATGGTGAATCTGGTAATTTATTAAATATATCAGGAACAACAATTAGTCCCTCTGGTACTAATATAATTATTACACAAGAAGATGGAACTGAAAGTGATATTACATTAAATGATTTAAATATTGCAGTAACAACTGATATACGCGGTGGATTAAATATTGAAACTTTTGATTCTATAAAAAATAATGCACCTTCAATATATAATACATTAGAACATTTAATAAATAGATTAAGTTATAAGATTTTTTTGCGGCGTTATAGTGATGTTAAATATGCTAATGCTTTTGGTGAAGATATATTAAATACAAAATTAGCAAATGGTTCTATTAATGTAAAATATATGAATCAAATTCGGTTTACGGCGTTAAAAGATTTATATAGAGAAAAAAATGGATCATATTATCCAACATCATCTGATGAATACTTTTTGGATGGTTTTAAAGTAAATGGTTTAATGTATATGTGGCAATATGATTATGAAAATGTTCCAAGTAATGATGAAACTATAAAATTTGCTAAAGCAATAAATAATGTGTACTCAACATGTTTAGAGTCTATAAATAATGGCACGGGTCCTTTTTCTACTGAATCAGATTTGCAGACATTTTTTTCTACATATATGAACCCATATTTAAATGCATATACAATGCCTATGGATAATACAGTATTTGCCGCGCATTTAACACCTTATGATTTTGTTGAATCTGGATCAGAGATTGATACTATAATGAGAACATTAAATCGTAGAGGTATGATAACAACGGGTGCCGGTTATCATATGTTTGCTTATCCTATTGTACATAATTTTAAAATATTAATAGATTTGATATTATATAAAGGGCATACATTTACTGATATAAAGGAAAAAATACAGAATTCGTTATACAAATATTTAAAAGAACATACTGAATTTGCTACTCCTATATATGCATCAAAAATGAACGCATTAATACATGAATTTTTAGAGGTAGCTGGTGTCAATATTTCTTTTTCTGTTGTTGATAATGGATATGGTGATTTAGATTTAAATGATTTAACATGGTTGGGTGATAATACCGCCGAATTTATTACACCCGGTTCAATATCACTGGATGGTTTTGATGTAAATCTATCATATACATATGTATATAATTCAAACACAAAAAGTTATTTAACTGATTCTGTAATAGCAACATACACGATAGAAGGTCAAGAAAATTTATCAAATATTATATCAAATTATTATAATGGAATTAGTAGTGATAATAATGGATTACGTGTTATTAATATTGCAAATAAAAGGAAAAACGGAACATTGACAGAAAATGATATTGATGATTTTGTTGCTTTTATTTGGCATTCAATAATGCAATGTGTATATGAACCAATATATAATGAATATACGGCTTCAGTTTCTGCTGGAAAAAATGATACTGCTGTTAAAAGTTATGCATTATTAACAGCAATAAAAGGATGGTCTAGTGATGGCGAATCATTACAATTTGTTGATACTGATAGTATTACTACCTTAGTTGAGTATAATGGTACTGCATTTTTTGATTATATTAGATATGGGTTAGAATATATTAAATTAGTAAGAAATATATTAGGATATGATGTTGCGAAGCAGTTAATCGATTCAAATGGTAATATAAGTAAATATAGTAATGAAAATGAAATAGTTCAATTTACAGTATCGCCAGAAAATATAACATTAACAGTATCGCCAGAAACCGTATTGATACAGGATTAAATATGAACCCTATTTTACATAATGATGGTGGTCAATTTCGATATTCAGATTTCGTTGGATATATTCCAGATTTTTTAAAAAGCGAAGATGATGTTGTTGAATTGTTACAAATAATGTCTGATTATTTAAATAATGCGTATAGAAATATAGAAACTGTAGAAAAATTTGAGTTTCTTTTTGTTTCAATTGAATCCAATTTAATAAAAACAAAGTCAACGGTTCAAAAAATAATAGATATGTTTAAATATTCATCTTCTAGATCACAAAACATTTTATTATTATCATTGCCGAGAAATAATGCTATTAGTAATACGGTTGGTAAATATTATGGTATTGTAAAATGCAGTGGTTCATATAGTGATACATTACCATTAAAATTAGCAGAAGATCAAATATCAGCATCATATTTAACAAACGGTAATATAGTATATGTAAAATTTTCGATTGGTGATGTGCTGGAATATCCATATAAAATAGATACAAATCAAAATTTGTTAATAGCAGATGATATGGCAACATCACAAGATCCATTTACCAATAGTATTAATATAGTAAAACCATCTGAAAATAATGATTCGTTATCTCCTAGAATAGTTAGTTTTTATGCTGATGATATTTCGGATATTGGTGTTAGACAAGTTTCTAATGTTGATGGTATTATTTTTTATAATGTGTATTTTTCTGCAAAAATAACAAATGTAGAAAGCATAGCATCCACGCAATTAATATCGAGAGATTTAGATGGATTTAAAGTGGATAATTCATATACTAATGAAACTATATATTTAGATTATTATGGATTTAATTATTCAAAAACACAAAAAGAAACATGTGATTCTGATCTATATACATATATAAGATTTTCTGATACAAATGGGTTTGATTGGATTGATAATTATCCATGTGGTATATTTTATTTTAGAGAAGCAAGTAAAACAGGATCAATAACAGCTAGTAGTATTAATTATTCAGAAATAGATCCTATATATGATTCTTCATGTTCTCGTTGGAATGTTAAACATATATATAAAGCATATGGTGTAATAGTTAAATTTACTTTATCATCTACATGTACATTAACAGAAGGTGATACTTTTTATTTTATATCAAAAAATGAAATATATTCTACTTTATTTAATGAATATACTATTATTTCTGTACTTGATGATACGGTAACCGCAACATGTACAGATACAACTATATATAGTTATGAACTAAATTCAGATGTTTTGAATTCTATCTTGTATACGGTTCCGTTGTATTATTCAAAGTCTAATGCAGATTTATCAAAGATTACGGCAAAGGTTCAGTGGAATAATATGTATAATGCAAATACTGTTAAAACCAATGATGTGTTTTATTGCTGTAATACTATAAATAATGAACGGTTGATAACTATTGATGCTTCTAGTATAAAAACAAACACGCTTAATATTTTTATACCTATATCATCAGGATTAATAAATGGTGATTTGATTTATATTGAAACAACATATGAAAACCAAATTTTACCAATTATTAATCAAAAACCAAGTAAAATAGAATATAGAAAACGTGCTAATGGTTATTATTATGAAGAAAATGGGTGTTATTTAGCAAAATTAATTAATTTGTCTACTGATGATATAAACAACAATTTTTCATCGTCATGTGGTGCATATAATATTGTAAAAATAAACTCGGGTGTGGTATATATTAATCAAGATATATTATCAGGAACAGAAACCACGGGGTTTTCCCAATTAAAGGGACATTTTATTAATATACCTGTTATAGGGGATTTAATTTATTTTGAAGGATTAAATTGTAATATTAATACCACAGATAATAGAATATGTTCTTCGGTTGTTCCTAATGATAGTATTGATAAATGTTATCTAATAGAAACGGTTACATATATTGATTCTACTGATGAATATATTATAACATGTAAAGATACTGTTTTTAATTTACCCGTTGATATTAATAATAATATAATAGATTATGGTGGTTATTTTTCAATATGTTTTTTTGAAAAAACAGGATCAACCTTTTGTGTTGGTAATATATTAAATAATCCATCAGAAACTACGGGTTATGTATCATGTTCGACTTATAGCGGAGATATTTTTTCTCCAAAATATCATGTTAGATTTAATGGTGATGATTTTCCTCTTGTATTAACTAATTATTTTTCTGATATAACAAATCAATATTATGTATATTCTTATAAAAATGACTCTACTGTAATATATAATAAAGGTGATTTTGTTTCATATGGAAAATATGTATATATTGTAAAAAATAATATTACTGTTGATAATAATAGCATTACACCATTGACATCACCATATTTTACTAAATATATGTATCCATATTCATATTTATCATATATATCTAAATATAATGAATTTATGTTTGGTAAATATTCAATGCAATCTTTAAATTATTCTGATACGCCAGATTATACAATAGGTTATGATAGTTTAAAAAATACCTTATTTATAAAAAAACTTGAAGATTTAGAACTTAAATTTGGATGGAAACAACATCAATATCTTGATTACAAAAGTGATATGAATGTGGAAAATATGAATAGAAGCGGGTATTGTGAAATATATTCAAATGGACAAGATAATGATATTGTTATAAATGATATATCTGAATTTAGTGTTGCTACTATTAATTATCCAATAATTACACATGGATATGCTATATATAATACATTAAAAGCGGATTCTATACTATCTATTCGTGCCACATTAACTGATTCCAGTACAAATACATATACAATAACTGTAGTATGTAATCAACCACATCAATTTGTTGAAGGTTGTAAAGTTAGAATATCAGGTGTTACAGTATCTGATTCCTATACATCTGATATTAATATGTTTAATACATCATATAATGGAAACTATGCATTTGATACGGTATCTATTGTGAATTCTACTACATTTACATATAACAGAATAGTATCTGGTGGTTATGCTGCAATTTCAATGCAACGTATATGTATAACAACTAATGCTAATATTGTATATACTAGGTCAATATATTCAGATATATCTAGTGTTGTTTCATATAGTGATAATAATTTGTGTTTACAAACATATTATGAACATGGATATAAAATAGGTGATATCATACATTTTGAAAATTTACCATTTAGTGGATTGGATGATTCGTACACTGTTACTAATATAACAAATAATACATTTACAATACATGCTGCTAATTTAATACAAACATCTACTGAAATAACAGGATATTCTATATATGACATAAGTATTAATAATATAGTATACATTAGTTCAAATGCAACCGGTTTAATTAGTGGATATTATAAAATATCAGAAAACGATTGGTCTTTAATTGATAATACAAAATTAGAAGTACCGTTTTATATTTTTGCAAAACAAAATATATTTGATATTACTACAACAAACCCAACATATGCCGTCGGTGATGAAATTAATATAAATAAAATTACATATGATAATAGCAAAACAGTAACTGTATTATTAAATAGTAATCATGATTATAATGAAAACACATATATTACCATATCTAATGTGTATCCGCGTGAATTTAATGGTAAATTTAAAATAAATAATATAATAAATTCTAAATCATTTACATATACGGTAAAACCAAATAGTATATCTAGTACATATGGATCGCATGTTGATGGATATGATATGGTTTGTTATTCTGAAAAATGGCATAAATATACAATTAATTCAATTGAATGGAATAAAGTTAGTAATTATTCTACAATGAATCATGGCATAGATGTTATATATACCCAATACGTTGGTAATAGTACAGATACTACTAGTTCATGGTTAAGACTATTTTTAAAATCCGTACATTCATTTAATATTAATGATGTGGTTGTGTTTGAAAAAATAGTAGATGATATAACAACCTATGTAACATATATAGTAGAAAATATTATATCTAATAATATAATTGATGTTATTGATATTTCTGGAACTGTACAAACCGAAAAGGTATCTGTTTCTGGATATGTATATAAAGGTGTATATATAAATAATACTAATACAAACCAATATACAGATAATATATCTATTATTTATGGAGAATATTCAAAATATTTATCTTGTATAAGTGCAACATATAATTTTTCTGATGGTGATTTGGTTATATTAAATGATCAAATATTGCCACGAACCCTTGGTATGTATAGAGTTAAAAAAGAGGCATCATGGATACCTATTTCCAAAAAATTAGTATTAAAAGCTAATAATGTGTCTATTGATTTACGTTTAAATCCTAATTACAATGATGTTGATACCGATACTATTAAATATAAATATGTTACATATAGTGATATCGATGTTAATAATTTTATTGATACAAATAACGACTCGTTATATATTTATAAAGTGGATGCTCCATATATTAGAAATTTTAATTTTTCTAAACCATATGTAGAATATATAGATACTACAAAAAATGGTAATTTAGATTATAATAGTAAATATGATTATAACAGTGTTGTTCCAAGAAATGATATGAGTTCTGATTTTACTGGTATTCCTGATATGAAATATCCTCTTATTGAGAAAATAGAAAGATTAGCATATTTACGTGATCCTTCTGTTATTGATATTGATTTAATAGGATATTTAGCAAGATTCATGGGTTATGATATTACTGCTGTTAAGCAAGATATTGAAAATAGTTTAGTGTATAATAATGAAAACGAAAAACAATTAGCTATTAGAGAAACTATTGAAAATTTACCACAATATTATGAATTAAGTGGTACTATGCCAGGATTAAATATGTTATTATCTACATTTGGTATTGTTGCAGATATAATAACATTATGGACAAAAACAACAAACCCATACAATGAATTAATTGAAGAAGATGATGTTATATCACGAGAACAATATGATATTAATAATGGAAAAATAGGAAATTGGGTTCCAACATCTCATATTAAAGTGAAAATTCCAATTGAGGGTAATTTTGATAATTTATTGGTTGATACAACTGATATCAAAAATATAAAAAAACAAATTAGAGTATTTAAACCAATAAATGTTGTTTTTGATGGATTGTATACATATTTAAAAACAACATTAACTTGTGATATTGGTTTAACTGCAAATAATGCTAAAAGTTATATGTATTTTTCTGTTGGTTATGATAATAATTCATATACACGTGATGGCACAACCTATGATCGAGATTATACTATAGATTATGAATACGATGACAATATTGATAATAATGTTTTTTAATAATTAGAAGAACCCTATAAACTATGTTTGTAGTATAAAGGATATTTTATGGCAGTAAGAACAACGTTAACAAATCGTGGAATGGAATTATTAGCACAGAGTTCTCATGCTACTGGTCAACAATATTGGATTGGTTATTATTCATTGGCATATGTGCCTTCTACATGGAAATCAGATGGTAATTCAGTTGATGAACCTCTTATTTCTACAAATATGGATAAATTAACAGAAAATGGCGATATATTATATAATATATTTCAGGGCGATTTATGCGGAACAGGATATGCGGGAGAAAGTGATGGATCATCCGGTGGTGATTTATTCGGATTAACACTATATGAACATAATATTCAAAAAAATTATAGATATGTAATTAGTGAAGACGGTAGAAATAACTTAGTATCATGGGAAAATGTAACTGAAAGTAGTGTTAAAAAACTAAAGGGTGCGGTTGTATATAGAGGATCTATTGTAGATGGTGATACAAATGATAAATCATATATTCCTTTACCAGCACCATTATATTATATAGGGCCTGTTACTGAATCTGATGATTATTTTAATAATGATCCTTCTATATATTACCCACAATATTATTCTGACCAAGGATTAAATTTAGCTGATAGTACTACTGAAGAACAAGTAATAAGAATTTCTACCGATGTTCGCGGATACAATGCAATGAAAACATATGCATCTACACCTTCTACACATAGTACTAATTTTTTAGAAAATACATATGTGTTAAACGAATGTGGTTGGTATTCTGCTGATTTAACATGTAAAGAAAACTCTGATGTTGAGTTTGAAGAAATATTTAACCAATATTGCGATGAATTTTGGAAATTACAAACAATATCTAATTATAATAGATATCATGCACCAATAAACGCAAATGGCTTAACGGTTGATTGTGATTGTGCTTGTCGAAATATGGCAAAAGTAACAAAATATTTTCCAATTTCTAATTATGATGTTTTAACAAAAACAACATCGGGTACTAATGAATATGCCACTTCAATACGTTTAACAATAGATGTTTCTATACCAGCAAAAAAATTAACCGAATCAGAAACAGAAAATTATTTTGATATTGATTATGTATCAACAAATAGAATTTCTGGGTATAATGATCAAAGTGGAAATGATTTATTTTCATCAAAAAACGTTTCATTTAAATTTAATAGAATTGGTATATATGCGGTTCCTATGACAACAACGGCATATAAAGTTCCATATTCAACAAAATGTGATGAAACTAGATTACAATTTCAAGTTGATACGGAGGCCGAACCCGTTTTATTTGCTATTATAGATTGGGATAATGTACAAACGCTATCAGATGAAAGTGATGGTTCTACGGAATTTTCAACACAAATTGAATTAAATTTACGTTCTGCATCAGACGATTCTTCTATTATACGCGACTGTGCAATATTTTATAATTTATACGAAGACGATGCAATAACATGGTATAAAAACCAATTAATTGCTAATGCCAGTATTTGTGAAAGTGTAACAAATATGGGAATAGAATTAGGATATTTAAAAAATAATGTTATCATAAATTCATCTCCATGTTGTTCACAAGGTAGTTCTGATTTAAATTCAGAAAAAAATACTAATAGGAATTATTTAATAAATTTAGAAGATGCTATAAAAGTAAATGAATATGGTGTGAAAGGAAGGGCAACTTCAAAAGAAGGTGCAATAATATCATTACCATATGATCCAACGTATGATTATAGTTTTATTGAAACAACTGAATATGATGGTGTTATATGTGATTCCTTAGTATGGCTTAATAAATATTATGCAGATAATGGTATATCGGTTCAAGGTACATATGGTGAATATTATGATATATCAACTATTTCAATACCTACTGGTTGGAGAATACCAACTATACAAGATGTTGAAAAATTAAAAATATATATAAAATCAAAATATAGTAATGCTGATACTATTGGATATGCATATTATATAAAAAGTATTAATAATTGGAATAATAATGGTCAAGGTAATGCTTCTGTATTATCTCTTCAACCAAATGGTGCATATGGTAGTATTAGTGATGGATCACATGGCGCGTTTGATTTGCATCAAGCTGTTTATATTTTATTAAATGATTCTACTTATACATGCGTTAAATTATCATCTAATAATAATGATATTGTATATTCAACAGAATCTGATATAACTTCGATTTATAGTGATATTAAATATACTGTATTATTAGTTAGAGATTCCGTTGTAATTGATGATTTTAATACAAAGTATTATGTTGGTTATGGTTCATATGTATATGGATACAACACATCATCCGCTGGTATATATACATCCGTTTCAGGAAATAATTCACATTTATCTAATACTTCCATGTTTAGTGAAATAATGAGTTCATTAAATACATACTTATATGGAAATTCTCAATATTCATTGTTATTACCTTCTATAAATGTGAAGGCAAATAATATAAGCCAGTCGGTTTGTGAAGGGGCAAATTCAATATATGATACCATAACTAGATCATTATTATTAACAGCATCATCATCAATTTCAAATGCTACAGATACAATAGTTTTAGGTGGTGGTGTACAATGTCAAAATATATCATCAAGTGTTATATTATCACAAGTAATTGGTACTACTTCTACAATTAATTCATCTATTATATGTGCTGGTGGAAACACAGTATCTAATTTATTAGTAAATTCTCTTATATTAGCGGGTGGAAATGCAATAAATGCGAATTCTGTCTTTGGTAATAGTAGTTATGGATTATTGGTTGTCAGTGGCGCAAATACGCTTAATTCATTATCTACTAGTTTAGTATTAGGTGGTGGTATAACGGCTAATGGTGGAACAAATAACATATTATTGGGTGGTGGTTATTCATATACCGACAATTTAAGCTATTCTATTATAAATGTAATTGGTTCAACAACAGAAGGCGATTTAATTGGTAGTGATTGTAATCATTTGTTTATAATGGGAAACATCGATTATACAACCAATGATTATATGGTTGGTTCTAATGTTTCATATTCTATGATATATGGATCTGCCATAATTGATGATAATTCAAAATATATTTTCACATTAGGTGAAAATTTAAATGTATTAGCCAATTCAAGTAATATTATTATATGTGGTACGGATAGTTATATTCCAGAAAATTCAAAAAATATGTTTGTTTTGGGTAATTTTGCTTTGACTGATTTCATAAATAATCACACAACATCAAGTGAATTTGATACAATTCAAGATACTATAGTTTCGCATTATATTCAATTAGGATCTGCTGATATCGCTGGGTATATTACTTTAGGTAATTGGGAAGCTACAGTTCGTCCATATATAGGTAGAGTATTGGCTGTTTCTAATGTTGCTAATACTAATATTGCTGAATTAACATGGATGGATTTAGGTTCGTATATTTCAAGTAATATTACGCTTGAAAGTAATCCAAAAACGGTAATGGTAAAACAAAGCCATGATGGTAATCCTATGTCAAGCTTTTCTGTAAACATGTTAGATGTTAATACCGAGGTTAATAACATAGTATTAAAGTCTTTAGTATCTGAATATCAAATTGCGTCTAACTATATTCACTTATCTATAGGAAAATATAAAATAGATTGTTCTGTAATAACCGAGGCTGGTGGTGGTATATATTTTTATAGCCACGGTACAGGCATAGATATATATAATATGGGTAAAACGACAAATTCTTTTATTATACCAACAATGGGTACTGATAGTAGGATATCGGAAACAATATATGCTAATGTTACCGATAATTCATCAGAGGTTTCTTTTTTTGCTATGGGAAACACAAACTCGGCCTCAAACCAAGTATATTCAACATCAATATGTATAGAAAAGCTATCAGATACAGAATAATTTTTAACAAAATAAATAAAATAATATAATTTATATAATATAAAAACTTACATGAGGACAATATGAAAGTAAAACGCGAATATACAATAAAATTAAATAATGCGTGTAGAAATGGACAATTTGAGCAACCTATTTCTGGTAGGTTTCGTTATATGTTGTCTAATAATTTAAAAACAACAGAAGAAGAACGAAAATTAACATTAGAAGCGTTTCCTGCTGATCCAAAATTTTTGGAATATGATTCAAAAAGAAGAAAAATTAATGATGAATATAAAATAACAGATCCTACTGATATTGAAAAAATGGAAACCGATATAAAAGATGCATATTTAAATAAACACGAAGTATTAAAAACGGAATATGCTGATGCACTTTCAGTACAAGACGAAATAAATAAAGAATTAAACACATTTTTGCAAGAAGAAATTGAAATAGATTTGAAAACCGTTAAGCCAGATGATGTGCCTGTTATTTTAAATAAAAATCATTGGGAAATATGGGATGCGTTGTCAGAAATTGTAAAAGATAATTAATCTATACTAAATAATAAACCAATATTTTACAGTATTGGTTTATATGTAATTAATATAAGGGAATACAATGCAAAAAACTATATCAGTGTGTATTGTTGTAAAAGATGGTAAAAATAAAATAATTGATTGCCTGTCATCAATAACGCACTTTGCCGATGAAATTGTAATAATTGATACAGGGTCAATTGATGGTACGCCAGAATTAATTAATTCTTGGAATAACAAAAAACAATATTCTAATGATGTTATATTAGAATGCGTTGGTAATAAGTTTCATGATTCTGAAGGAAATTTTGATTTTGGTTCAGCTAAAAATTATTCAATATCAAAAGCAACAAAAGATTTTGTAATGTGGATGGATGTAAATGATATTTTACAAAATCAAATAGAAGTTAAAAAAGCATTTATTAAAATGAGTTCAAAATATGAACATGTTGGTATAATTTTACGAACAAAAACAAGTGAAGTTAATACATTTCCTAGATTGCGTATAGGACCAAGAAAATATGTTAATTTTATAGGAAATATACATGAATATATGGTAAATACAGCACCAGATTCGGTTATTATATCTACTAAATTTGAATTTAAAAATTATAAAAAAGGTAGAGATGTAAATAGAAATATAAAATCGTTATTAAAAACATGGAATGAGACCCATACATCAAGAGTAGCATTTTATTTAGGAAATTCATATCGAGATTTGCATGATTATGAAAATGCTGAAGATTGGTATAATATATTATTATATGAATTTAGTAATGAAAAAAGTGAAGAACTGTATAAAGCGAGAGAATGCTTGTGTGAGATATATTTAACTAATAAAGATTATAATAAGCTAGGAAACATATCATTAGATATGATTAGTATATGTCCAAACCGTCCAGAAGGTTATTTTTATAGATATAAAAGTAATTTTGAATTAAAAAATTATTCATTAGCATTAAAATGTTTACAAAAAATGTCTAGTTTACAAAAACCGATACGAACTAGATTGTGGATAAATAATAAAATATTTAATAGAAAATATATAAATAAATTATTAATTGAAGTTGAAAATTATTCAAAATACAGTAATATGGAACCGTTGAAACCTGAATATATAAATAACTACAATAATTTAGTATAATGCCTCATACTTAATTGCTTTTATTAGATTAATATAAACTTATCATAACGAGTAATATTTAGGAAATAATATGAATGCATATGATAAATTAGTAAAAGAAATAGACGTTTTAACATATAATGCACGAAGTGTAATAAATGCCCTAATTAGATCGACAGTAAAAAGCGGATCATCCGATGGATATAAAGTTACTCGTGCAGGTGTGGAAATAACATTAACTCGTATTGATATATATAGACTATATAAATTTTATTCTGCTTGGGAATATGTTAATTATAATGTTGATACGTTTGATACTATATTATCAGAACAAGATTCCCTTAGTGTAACATATAGTGAATATGGTAATAACGGAACAGTTGATTCGGTTACAATAACAACACCAACAACAAAATCACTGGTTAAGCATTCTCAGATATTATATATGAATTCAACAAATTCATCAAAAACCGATTCTACTTATGATTCGTATTGGATTGATTTAATTCAAAATGCATTAGATCCAAAGTTAATATCAAATAGCGCACCAATACCATTAAATTTAAGAAGTCCAATATATGACGAAAATTTATCAACAAAAACATTTAGTCAATATGAAACATATTTATTTCCGTTTGGTTATTCACAAATATCATTATTAGGTTATAGTGGAGATACCGTAGATCATCAATTAGGTGGAAATAGTTGGACATTTACAATAGATGATTATTTAAATATAAACACACCAAAAGTATCGATAGGTGGTATAGATACAACGGATACATTTAAGAGTACATATTCTAGAAATGGTAGCTTAACATCACCATATAATATGGTTTGGGGATATAATACATATGGATTGGCAAAATATTCAACCGTTGGTGGAAATTCTAGTTTTATTACACCAAGTTCAACATCTGGTGTTTCTATTGGAAACACATTATTAATATCTGGACTGTGTAGTTCTAGTATAGGTGGATCATTAAATGTTGTTGATTCAAAATATGGTTCAACAATAGGTGGATATAATTTAACAGTAAGTGGTAATTATGGGTTTTCTACAAATAAAGATAATGTGGTTGGTGGATTTCCATATAAATTTAAATTATCAAAAGTTGTTACATCTAGTAGTTCATGTATAACAATAACCAAGAGTAGTGATTGCGAAGTTTCTGAAGATTCCACATCAACAGTAGGATATAACGTTATAAATATTTCAGCATCTGATAATACTGAATTTATGACAGAAAAAAACTTTCAAATAAAAGTTGGTGATAGAGTAGCAATATATAATAAAACTAGAGCATCCAGTACAACATCATATTTAAAATTTTATGAAAAAAATGGATTTTCATATGATACCCAGTATTCTACCATAATATCAGTTACATATAATTCTGATAAATCATTTTCTATACAGTTATCAAATGATTTATACGGTGATAATATTGATGGTGGCTATATATCATTTTTTTCTAGAACTGGGTTAACAGCGGGTATAGCATCTACTGCATTAAATTTATCAACCATAGCTTTTGGTTCATATCAAACGGTAGTAGGGGCATATAATGATATAGTATCTGATGCTTTATTTATAGTTGGAAACGGCAGTAGTTTATATTCTGATTCAAGTGTTAATTATATAGAATCTGACTATATTAATTCAGTATCTTATATATCAAATAGATCTAATTGCTTTGTTGTACGACCATTTGAAGTATATGCGTGTGCAACGGATTATATATGGTCTGGTATATCATCAGATGGTTATGCTACAAATAAAATGGGTTTGGTTGGTGCATATGCTTACAGTTATGATCCGTCATATGAAACATATTCAGTCATACGATCATATTATACAAACTCATATTTTTTAAATGATAATGCTGGTGTTTTATTATATAATAAAACCTATGGTAATAGTCCTTTAACAAATGCAACTGTATTTTTAACTGATGATACTGGGGGTATAATTATATCCAGTGGATATATAGTAGATACATCAAGTTTAGCATATAATATATTTTCTTCTTTTACAAAAAAATCAATAGGAA